TGTTTCAATCACTTCTTCCTCTACTTCTGTAGTTGAAATAATGCTATCTATTAGACCTTCTTCTTTAACTACAACTGATCTTCCATCTTCCAAAGTATATTCACCTATTGGCATTGGAACTCTGTCATCTGAAGTAACAATAAAGACTTCTCTGCCACTTTCAAATGCTTCAGATTCAATGACTGTTCCATTTTCCAAATTTAATGTGTCAAGTGTAACTTTTTCAGCTTTCACTTCTACTTCTTTTACTTCTTTTGATAATTCCATACCTAGAATGTTTTTGATTTTACTAATTGTATCAGTTGCTTTCATGACTATATAATTATATTGATTAAAAAATTTATATTTTTGATTTAAGTTTGTGTGCTTCCAACTCCTTGTCCCCATATTGTTCCATCACAACATTCTATCCTGTAATTGTTATCATCACAGAGACATCCTCTTGTAGATCTAATAGGACTTGTGTATGATGGTGCTTTATCTCTCCTTTTATCTTTATTCATTTCCCTTGTTTATTATAAGATTTTAAATAATTGTCTGATCCTTTATTTTTTGATGTTTTAGATTTAGCATGAACTCCTTTTCTTTTAACTTTCTTTTTAATTAAAGTTGTAGAACTAATAAACTTATTTTTTAGCATTAGCTTTTAATTCATGTTGCTCACAAGGCATAAACCAATCCTTTCCTTCAATCTCATGCATATGATAACCTTCACATCCAATATTCATTGCTATTTCTTCAGCTTTTTCAAAAGAAGAATATGCTAATCTATCATCAATTATTGCATAGTTATCATCTATTATTTTAGTTTCTAATTTTATAAATACATCCTTAATTTCATCTAATTGTTGTTCTGCTAATTTTTCAGAAACTCCTTCTTTAGGACTTTCAGCTTTATCAGCAAAATAGCCTTCTATTGAGAACCCTTTAACAATACCTTCTTTAACATAATTCTTCCATACTTCATCTGAATCAACTCTAATTGATCCCATCCAAGTTCCAACTGGAACATCTTTAGTATTTTCATACAATCTACTCTTATCATATACCTCATCTTGAACTATCCAACTCTCAACTAGTGTTAAGCCTTTTAAGCTATACTGATGTTCTAAAGATGTGTTATGTTGATTGCCTTGTTTAAGGTACATCTGACTAGCTTTCTCTACAGTATCATTTGAAAAGTATATATAGTAATCTTCATCATCTCCTTTTCTCAAAATAGGTTTGTTAGGAATTAATACAGCACCTAACAGTATTCTTTTATCTTTTGATACTTCTGCTAATCTTATTTGCTCATCTTTTAATGCTACAAAGTTGCTTTGAATTGCAGGACTTTCTACAATGGAAATAGCATCTACTCCATTAAATTCTGTGTCCTCATCTAATATTAATTCTATAATCTTCATATTATTATAATCTTTAATTTGGTTTATTTATTAAATTCCTGCAACCATTACTCTATTTCTAGCCAACTCTTGTGCTGTTGTTACTTCCTCTGCTACAACAAATGCTTGTACTGGCTGACTCTGTTGCTGACCTATAGCTGATGCTAATTGATTAATTGGTGATGCTCCTACTACATTAAAATCAGGAGCTTGTAATTGAGGTACTGCTCCCTGTCCTCCACCTCCTTGTGCAATTCCACCTACACTAAGTACTGGTATTTGTGTTTGATTTATAGCTCTTATTTGAGTAAAACCAGTAGCTAAGACTGCAGCAACTCCTGCTATTTTTGCAAGTAATGGCAATGTCTTATCATCTAATACTTGTGCAGCACCTGAATATGTTGATATTATTGCATTTGCTATAGCTAGAGCTTTTCCTGCATGTGATCCCTCTACTGCTAATGCTAATCCTATAGCTGAAAATTGTAGAGCTATATCATACATTTTTTGTTCTTTCTTTTCTTGAAAATTTATTTCATCAGTTCCTGCTGCCAATAATATGTCTTGCCTTGCTACTATTTGTGCTAATTCTAATGATGCAGTATCATTGCCATATTGTTTAGCTAAAGCTATTAGTTTATCATATCTTTCATCTGACTTTCTAACTGCTAATTCTGTTTTTAGTTCTTCTGTTATTGCTAGAGCTTCTAACTCTCTTTGTTCAAATGATTTTAATGCTTCTTCTTGTGCTTTTATTTCTGTTTCTGCAGCTAATGTTGCAGCAGTATTTGCTGCAAGTTCTTCTGCTTTTAAAGCTAATATCTGACTTGTAACTTCTTTTTGTTTTGTTAATCTTGCAGTTTCAAGTGTGATTAACTCTGCTGTTAATTGTGCTTCAGCATCTAGATCTTCTTTTTTACTTTGACCAAAACTGTTTTGTAGTTTAAGATTGTCTAATCTAGTTTGTGCTAAATCTATTTCTTGATTTGTAATTGTTTCTTCTAATGCACTAGCATCTCTTAAAAAGCCTATTCTTTCTTCTGTTGAGAACTTAGTTCTATCTATTGCTTTCTCTAATAAATCAGCTCTTTCTCTATCTGCTTCAGCTCTATCAACAATTAACTTTCTTTCTTGCTTATTTGCTGCTGCTCTCACATCTGCTAATATCTGTGATTGTTTAATTTCTTTTGCAGTTTCTTTACCAAAATCCACAATACCTTCAACAGTATCACCAATGCTCTCTTTAAGGTTTTCAAACTCAATTATAGCTCCACCAATTTGTCCTCCAAAAATTTTACTTATTATTTTACCTGCACTTAAAATAGATTTACCTAAGTTTTCTAGTATGTCAATTGAATTTCCAACAATAACATTAAAACCTATCAATAACTTGTTGAACCTGTCCTGACCTTCTTCTGAATTTGTAAATGCTGCAGTTACAGATCCTATTCCAATTGCAAAAAGTCCAATACCACTAGCTATTAATGCTCCTTTTAAAGTTCTTAAACTGGCTACTGCTGTTTTTACACTTTTAACAACTCCTTTAAATTGTGTAATCATCCCACCAGTAAAAATATCACCAGTTTCAGCTACATCTTCCATATTTGTTTCTACCTGCTTAACTTCTTGTGCAGTTTCTTCAATGGCTTCATTAGCTTCTGTATTATCTACTTGAAAAAGTAACTGTATTTTCTTTATAACACTCATTTGTTTTTATTTATTTCCCAGTTAGCCATCCTCTTAGCAATCTTTAACCCTGCTTTCCAATTATCAGGAAGGAATTTAGAACCTTGTGCAAACTTTATATTGTCAGTTTCACCATTTACTATCTGTAGTAAATCTATAATATTCTTTAACATGCTATCTATATAATACTTAATTGAGAACTTTTTAATAATTCTTCATATTCTTTTTGATCTCCTTTTGCATCCCATTCATTTTCTCTCCACCATGAAGTAATGATATATTTAGTTCCCCTATTTACATTTGTACCTCCATGAGTCATATATTCATTTGGATGTCCATGTTGTAAATTGTTCCAAACTAGAGCTTTGCCTTGTTCAGGTTTGATTTCTTTTTTTAAATGAGGAAAGTTAGTATATCCACCTTCAAAATTGTGGTTTAAATACAACATAAAGGTGTATGTTCTGTTACCTGATGATAAACAATTCCTATCATATGAATCACCTTTAAAATAATCTTGATGATCTCTAAAATATTGACCTACTTCATACCTTTGTCCTTGTAATGATTCACCCTTTTTTATATTTAACCCTAAATACTTAGCTATTTTCTTATGTGTTGACTCTACTGTGGGATCATTGGCTACTAGATTGGCTGTGCAAGAAGTTCTAGCTACACTATACTCATTGGCTTGTTTACCTAATCCTACTACCATAGACTTTTCAGCATATTTATCTATCATTCTCATTAGATACTTTGCCTCATTTGGATCTATAAAGTTATTTATCTCTTTCATTATGGACAGTTTAAGGTAAATGATCCAGTTAATGTTTGAGCTGATGCATTCCAAAACCAATAAACTCCTCCTGCTGAATTTGATATGTACTGGTCAGTACTTAATAGTGTACCACAAGCATCATCTGTATATACTTGTGATGCTGCTGCTAATGTACTTGCATTTAAATACATTGTTCTAGTGTTTACTTCAGTACATAAACCTAAAACTGTTGCTGATTTATATAAATTAACAGTAAAACAACTAGGTGCTGATGGTGGTGGTGGTGGTGGAGCAATTGGCACATTAGATTGGCAATCTAAACAGTTAGCTCCTGCTGTTGATTCAGCAGCATAGAAGTTAAAGTTAGAATTATTTAACTCTATTGGATTTACTCCTTGATTATTATCTAACCATCTGTAACATTCAAATTGTCCAACCTCTGATATAACCCACCAAGTTCCTATTGCTTGTGTACTAGATACATTTATAACAGCTCCAGTAGGATCATCACAAGTTATGAACCTTGCATAGACTGTAGTTACTGAAGGTGGTACTGGTGGCACTACTGGTGTTAAACAATTGTTTCCTCCATCTGATGCAATAGCTCCAATCTGAGATCCATTAGCTAAAACATCTGTTCCTACTACTTGGTATCTATCTCCTCCTTGAATTGTAACAGTATCATTAACATTTAGGTTTAAATCTGCTGCTCTTTG